AACGCTGCTGATTGTGGACTTTCTTTAAATTGGTGAATATAATATCTAGCTCTTGCTAATAATACAGGCTTGTATAAATCTGGAAAAACTGTTGCATCACCATGAGCATCAAGCTCAGTTGGTAAATCATATGCATAAAACCATACACGATATACTTTATCAGGTATGGGACTTAATCCAAACTTACGTGCATCAGGGCTTCGTATAATTCTTCGTGGTTCTCCACCATTAGCCGCATCAGCATCATCTTTGTTTTCAGATAATCTAAAATTATCTTTCCATTCTTCTGTTGTAACAAAGCGTAAGTTTTGTGCTACATACGGAGCCGATTCACCAGATACTCCTACAGTTGTTAATAAAAAGTTATCCCAATCTACATATGAATAATCTGCTGTAATGCTAGAACTAGCAGCTTTTAATTCATACCAACGTGTATTAGCTGTAGTTTCAACATATACATTACCGTACATTGGATCTGTAGCTCCACTTTCACCTGTTGCTAAAAAAGGCCATTGTGGTTCTTCATTAACAATATCTAAGTATGCTCTATTTATAGCATCTTTAGCGTGTTGTTGAATACCTACTGCATCACCAAAATTACTTGAAGTTAAAACAACTTCATTCATTTCTCTCAATAATTCATTTGTTAGATTAAGATACGTAGCCATTAGTAATCGTTATTATTAACTTTTGTATTTAAACCACCTGCTGCTTTATCACATGCTTCAGCCATTTTAGCAATAGAAACATAACCACCGCTATTCATACCGCTTCGTTCTTTGGCTGCTTTAGCTGCTGCTTTCCCTGCTTTTGTATAAGGATATTCCTTACCATCAACTACTGGCATTTTTATTCTCCTTTCTAAATATACGATCATAATTATCTTGATACTTCTTATGGGAGTCTTTATTATAAAACTTCCCTATCATGCCAAGAATTTTCCCGGCACGTTTTCCTTTTATCATCATTGGTGCTGCTTCACTTCCAAGTTGGGGCATTGTTAAAGTCCTTAAAGTAATGGGGGCCGTGAAGCCCCCAAGTTGCTATAGCTTAGTCTATACCGTAGAAAGCGGATACCAAAGCTTCGCCACGTAGCACTTTAGCTCCATAAACATGGAGTCCTCGTACTATGTCACCAAAGCTATCGGGATCACGAATTACTTCCGTACTAGTGATAGTCTGTGCTGTTGCTGTTGAAGACATGTGACCAGCAATGCACTTACCAGCTGCATTGGAGGTAGATGCAATGTTATTGCTCTTATACATGTCGAAACCACGCAACTTGCCAGAAGATACTAGTCCATTACGGATAGATCCTTGACCAGCGTTATAGTCTACTGACAATACCTTGGATGAACTTTGTACTAGCTGCTCATAAAACTGAGGATTAGCTAGGAACCATCGTCCTTCTTCGGGTACATTTTGCTCGTCCAACAATCTTGACATGTGGGACAATACATCAATAGGATCATGTTCACCAGATGCAAATCCAACGTCCAAGTTACCTGTTCCATCAAAAGTTCCAGCCGCAAGATCAGTTGCGTTGTCTGAACCTAAGATATGATTAGGGCTTGAAGCGGAAACACCACTAAACATAGTAGCAATTACCCCTTCGTCAAATGCGTCACGCAATGCGTAAGCAGCTGAAGATGATGCAACTTCTTTAAAGTTTACGTGTGACATTGAAGTTTCGATGTCATCAACGATAAACTTAAAGGCGTTAGCTGTATCAACGATTAAGGTTATTTCTGCGTCTGTTAGTTTAGTTTGTGTAACATCTGCGCCACGCTCGTATGTATATACAGTGATTGTAGGCTCTTTGATGATCTTTACAGAATCTCCAAAAGCCGTGATTTCACCAGCATAGTCAGTATTAGTAATTGCTTCTGCGACAGACGATTTACGGAAGAAGTTAAGTACCTTCTTACTATATACCGCTGGCATCCAGAAAGCATTGTTTTGATTTCCTACGGAATTACCAAAGTTACCATTGGTATCCGTACTCTGTTCAAACAGTTGGTCTGATGCGTTATAAGCCATTGTTAAGCTCCTTTAATTTCTTTAGACAAAAATACTATCGCACCCTGCCTTCACGAATTGCTAGATCAATTTCCTTTTCAAAACGATCATAGTCATCCATAGACATAGATGCAATTTCCCGTTGCGTCCAGACTTTAGCTTGATTTGGTTCAACACCTGTTGTTTTAGTTGAAACCATATCTGCTGCTTCTGAACGTGAAGTTTGTGATCTGGCTGATTTTTTAGGAGTAGTATTATCAATTGCTATATTATTTTCTAACTTATATAAATCAATTGCACGACTTGCTAAAGTTGCATTGTCAGGATTGTTATATATCCAATTCTGTATATCTTCAGGTTGAGCTTTAGCCCATTCATGAAATTTTTCATCACTGCGAATATCTTCAAAATCAGGATGCCTTTCTTGCAATTGTGTTTCTGCATCCCTTTTTGATATAGTTGCTTCACGTTCTTCTAAAGCTTGTAGCTTAGATTGAAGTGCTTGAACTTGCTCTTCACTTCGCATATGAGCAACAGTTTCGACAGTTTCATATAAGTCTGGATATTCTGTTTTAAACTTTTCGAGATCTTCTACACTTTTTGGCGGCTGATATTGAGGATATGCTTTTTCCGCTTCTGCACGTAGTTCTTGTTCGCGTTGTTTAAATTCAGTTAACTTACTATCATAATGTTTCTTTAGATCATCGTACCTTTTTTTATAATTAGTACGAGTTTTCTTCTCTGGTTGAGGGGTTCCGTCTTCATCTTCGGAAGTGGCCTCTTGAGTTTGGTTCTCATAAAATAATGAATCTGCGTTTTGCTTAGATTCTGGCCATCCTTTTTCTTGCCAAGATTTCTTAGCATTATAAGGATTTGCTTTTGGTTCTTCTACTTCTTGTTCATTAGCCATGTCACTCTCCTTTTGGGGCTTGTCTTTCCTCAAGGTAGCTATATTAAATGCGCTTTTTTTAATATAGGGTCTTGAACTTACAAGGTGGCCTCTAGGTTAAAAATTGATAAGGGGCTGAATATCAGGTAGCCTTATCGTCCTATTATACTTGGCATCCGATTAGCGTACATCATTTGCTTTTTCATTTCTTCTTGCTGTCTAAGATTTCCATACATGCCGACTTTTTCATCAGCTAAAGGTGTTTCAGGTGTTAATTGTTTAACAGCCCCACCAAGTATAGAATTTTCTACAGCACCGCCAAGTGCATAAGCAACTTTTCCTCCATCAGCTGCACGTTCTGCCTCGTCCATCATCGTTTGCAGATTGTTAGCACCAATTTCGTCTGTTGCTTTTTCGGTGATTACAAACTCACCGTCCGATAGCCTTGCAGGTATCGAATCTGATATACCAGTGCCTGGGCCTTCTACTTCCCCTTCACCAGTAAATTCTGCTGCATAAGTAACAACCTTATCTAGAATACCTTCTAGTTGTGGATCGTTATCTAATGCAGTATTTAAATAATCTTGTTCATCAGTTGTTAAAACTTCTGCTGTTACATAATCAACATAGTCTTCTTGCATTTGTTCATCTGAAGCGATAGGCATTGCTTCTTCTTCGGGTGTCATGTTTGGATAGGTATCAACTGGAACATCTTGTTCCATAAATTC